GTGGAGGATATAGAACTATGAAAAAAAGAATACACGTAAATCAACACGTTATAAGAAGCAACAAAAAGAACAACGAGAATAACCCTGTAATAACTGTTAAAACTTACCAAGACAATACCTATGGTCACGAAGTAAGCATATTAGGAAACAGCAAGGTTGTGTACAGGCCAGATAAACCCCTGTCTTGTGGGGCAAAAGTATGGATAGAAACGGATGCGGAAGTGGTGGTGAAATGACGAAGAAGAACTATAAAGTACAGGGTACAAATAATAAGACAGGTAAAGTTCACTATTTAAGAATTTATGAAACTGGAAAAATGAGGATAGATATGATTTGGAAAAATCTACAAGATGCAAAATATGCTTTAGATGTTGCTATGTATCAGAAATGGGATGAGGGGACAGGCATTTGGGGTCAGAAAGATGAGGATTTTACATGGTCAATAGTGAAGGTGGAAGATGCAAGTAACTGTTCTTGACATAGAAACAACATATAAAAAAGATGAGGCAGGCAAGTTAGACCTTGATCCTTATACAGGAAACATGTTAGTGTCTGTGGGGTACAGTGCTGTAGGTTCTGATATAATAGCTCCCTTTACAGAGAAAAAGATTTATCGCCCTGACAGTGAGGGCTACCTCTGTTTTACCCACACAGAAAAAGAACCGACAGAGGATGGCTTTGCTGTACTGCAGAAAGTTCTGGATAATACGGAAGTTTTAGTGGGTCATAACATTAAGTTTGACTTGAAGTGGCTCCTTGCTTGTAACTTTACCTATACAGGAAAGCTATACGACACGATGATAGCTGAGTATGTTATACACGGTGGAGATAAAGTTGCTCTGTCTTTGTCTGAGTCCGCTAAGAGATATGATTTAGATGAGAAACGTACCGATTTAACTGCACAGTACATGAAAGATGGGGTATCTTTTGACTATATACCTTGGGATATTGTAGAAGAGTATGGCAGGGCTGATGTAGAAGTAACAAAACAATTGTATCTTGCACAGCAAGAGGCAGTAAAAGATGGTCTTGCACCCACTGTAATTTTAATGAATGAGATGTGTCAGGTTCTTACCGAGATGGAAAACACAGGTATGAAAGTTGATGTGGATTCTCTCACTAAAATTAGAGAAGAATATAAGAATGAATACAATGAGTTACATGAATTTCTTGATGAAGAAGTTAAACGTACTATGGGGGATACTCCTATAAATTTAGACAGCCCAGAGGACAGGTCTAAAGTTTTATACAGCAGAGCAGTGACTGATAAAAAATTCTGGGCGAGTACATTCAATTTAGGATATGAACAGTATGGTAGTACAAAGAGAAAGAAAAGAGTTCGCAAGTTAGGTAAAGATGATTTTGTTAGGAAGGTAAGAACCTATACAAAAATAGTTCCCCATACAGAGTCCCATCAATGTGGTTCCTGTAAAGGAAGGGGATACTTTAACCCGCTAAAGAAAGATGGCACAACAGGTAAGGCTAAAAGAATTTGTAAAACTTGTAATTCTGATGGCATAGTATTTAAATCTACAGGAGAAGTTGGTGGCTTTAAACTTGTGCCGAGAGATGCTTATGATGTCAGTACACACGGCTTTAAAACAGACAGACCAACATTAGAGAACTTATCTATGTCTGCCAATGACGAGCAAAAGAAATTTATCAGTGCCTATATAAAATACAATGCTATAGGTACGTACTTGAGAACATTTGTTGATGGTATAGAGAAGGGATTAGATAGTAAAGGTTTTATACATCCTCACTATATGCAATGCGTTACGGCTACAGGAAGACTATCTTCTCGTAATCCAAACTTTCAGAACATGCCAAGAGGTACAACTTTCCCTGTGAGGGCTTGTGTTGTATCACGATGGGAGGGAGGAAAGATATTGGAGGGAGACTACAGTCAATTAGAATTTAGAGTTGCAGGCTTTCTTGCACAGGACAAACAGGTGTATGCTGATGTGAGGAAAGGCTTTGATGTGCATAGCTTTTCTGCAGAAGCATTGGGTGTATCTAGACAGGAAGCAAAAGCACATACATTTAAACCACTATACGGAGGTACATATGGAACAGAAAAAGAAGTTGCGTACTACGACCTTTTCAAGGCCAGATATTCAGATGTTGCTAAATGGCACGTCTCTTTACAAAACGAAGCGATTAAGACGAAAAAGATCACCCTTCCTTCTGGTAGGATTTATCATTTTCCTCATGTTCGTAGGAACTTTCATGGCGGTTCTACACACGCTACCGCCATAAAAAACTATCCTGTACAAGGATTTGCTACCGCAGATCTGCTCCCGCTTGCTCTTATAAATTTAAGACAAATTTTGTTTGACAGCGACATGCAGTCTGTGGTATGTAACACAGTACATGATTCAATTGTCCTTGATGTTTTTCCAAGCGAGGAGAAAAAGGCAATTGAAATTTTAACGGAGTCCATGTTGAGTATCAAGGATGAAGCTATGAAACGATACAATATTGACTATGACATGCCGGTGGGTATTGAATTAAAAGTAGGTAAAGACTGGCTTGACATGGATGAAGTTTTAACACTATAAACCGAAGGAGAAATTATGATGTCAAATGATGTTGTAACGAATACACCAAGTGTAGTGCCGTCACTAAAGAACATGTCAGTGGCAGAAATTGCGGCATTGACTGGGCAAGAAGTAAGTAGTAATGAAAGTCAGAGCCTTCCTCGCTTTGCCATTAATCATGGTGAAGAAGACAATGAAGGTAGGAGCATTCCTCGTGGGGAGTTCTCTTTAAAATTACCTGACGGTGTTACTGCCTATGCAAAGGAAGCTCATCTACGAATATTTTTTAGGTTGTTTACCTACAGTAGGTGGGATGCAGAGCAGGGAACTTTTGGTAGCCAAACTATACAGGCACCAAATTTAAGTGCTGACTTTTATGATACAGAAGGTGGTATCCGGTGTGGAAGGCTGACCAAAGATCAAGCCGATGGTTTAGCTAAAGACAGTCCAGAAATGATGTTACACAAAAGTGTGAAGTGTAATCAGATTCTGTACAACACAGTGCAGTTGGTTAATCCTGTAGATGCAGACGGTAACAAAGTAGATATGCCTGATGAAGTACCTTCCGTTTGGTATGTTAGAGGCTCTGGTTTTATGCCTGTCAGTGACCATATAAAAATGATTGACAGACAGAAAAAGATTATGTGTACGTCTGTTAACAAAGTAACTACCTCAAGAAAGAAGATGGGTGGTAATTCTTACTATGTCCCAGTTATGTCTACACTTAAATACGTGGACATAAAAGATAGTGATCAAGAATTAATCGCTAAGTTTTTTGAGACTAAAGAAGCCATCAATAATAAAGTGATGGGCCAGTGGAGAGAACAAAAAGAGAAGAAAGCTAAATTAGGAGACTTGTCCGATTTTGGTGAAGTTCTTAATGCTACAGGATAGATAGTTTGTCTAATCCTATCTTAATGAAAGTACAGGGATTACTAGATCGTGCCATGAAAGAAGGTATTGATCTAGACCCTGAACTTTTAGAAAACTTTAAAAACGATTGTGGTGATGCCTTAGTCAAACAACTGTCTCGTGGTAAAAGTGATTACTCGTTACGGATGAGTGGCTTGGGCAAACCCATGTGCCAACAGTGGCATGACAAAAACGAATCACCTAAAGAAACTCAGTACAATACTATCATGCGGTTTTTATTTGGTGACATCATAGAAGCTATAGCTATGGTAGTTTTAAAATCAGCTAACGTAAATATAGAATCAGAACAAGAGAGAGTTAATTTAGATTTAGATGTGTGTGAACTTAATGGTACATTAGATGTTGTTATTGATGGCAAAGTGTGGGACATAAAATCTGCATCCCCGTATGCTTTCTCTAAGAAATTTGGTGGAGAGTTTGGTGGATACAACAAAGTAAAACAAGATGATACCTTTGGGTATTTGATGCAAGGATACCTGTACAGCAAAGCAAAGAACATGGACTTTGGTGGGTGGATTGTTGTAGACAAAGCTTCTGGTGAATGGGCTGTATGTGAAGCACCAGATTACCAAGAGGAAGACTCTGTAGAGCAGTTGGCTAAGGCAAAGTCTAATGCAAAAACAATGTTACAAGACAAACCATTAAAGAAAGAATTTAAAGATAAAGAAGAAACATTCCGTGTACAGCACGGGAAAAGAAAAGGTGAGATAATTGCTACAGGAAACAGAGTTATGCACACGGTGTGTGGCTATTGTGATTACAAAGCACAGTGTTGGCCTACTGCACAACTACATAAAAAGGTAGGAACACAGGCAACGCAACGACCTCTTGTTTGGTATACAAAGTTAAAGAAAAGAGAAATAGAGGTATGATTTATTTATCTACAGAAGTAACCATAGGAGATAGCTACATCAACGAAGGTGTATACTTTGGTTACCAAGAGTGTGATAAAACATTTGGTGGTGATAGTATTGTAAAAGAACTACGCAACAGACCCAATGGCATACCAATCCGAATGACTAAAACATTTGATCTTGATGAACCTTGGGGTGATGATAGATTTGAAGAACATAAGGAGAAGATAGATCATGATTTAGATATATTGGCTGTACAAGCAAAAGCAAGAAACAGTCTAGTAGTATTACACTGGACAGGCATAGAAGAACAACGAGGCATTCTACGGGAGAATGCACCTAAAACTTTTAAGTACTTTAACGATAAGTTTGAGGATATAATACATAAAAACATGCCGAGGGTATAATGGTACTAAGACATCATGGCTACCGATCAGACTTTGAATTGTCTATCGCTGTAGCTTTAAATAGAAAAAATGTAAAATTTCAATATGAATCGGAGAAAATAGATTATGTTAGGCATTCTACTTATAATCCTGACTTTGTTATAGAGGGAAAGAACTTCTATATAGAAGCAAAAGGACTTTTTACTACAGCAGATAGGGGTAAACATCTGTTAATTAAAAAACAACACCCCGAAATTGATCTAAGATTTTTGTTTATGAGAGCAAGTAATAAACTTTATAAAGGTTCTAAAACTACTTACGCTGGGTGGTGTGAACGCTATGGTTTTAAATGGTGTGAAGGTTTTTTACCACAGGAATGGTTAGATGAATAAGGAAGATTTAAACGGTTACAGAGAGAAGCTCCCATTAGGTATGTATGTTATACTGCTTAAACCTGATGGAGAGGATGGGGTTAGTCTTGCTGTAATAGATACACACAATATTGGTGATAATCATGTTGATCTATCGTACATTCTTTCTAGGGGTGTACTGTCTTTACTAGCCAATGATATGGATATGATAAAGGAAAGAGGGCAGAGTGTTATATTGGAGGAGATGAGAAACGAAACGAAACTCCCAATAATTGATAGCCTTATGGACAGAACAAAACCTACCGCACGTGTACAGAAAGATAATATTGTGTCTATATTTGGAGATAATGATGAAGAGTAAGACACACGATGAAATGATTAGGCAGTCTGTAAAAGGAAAAGGCAGGCAAGTGGGTGGCAACCATTATATAGATTTTAAAATTATGCCAATAGAATATATTTCAAAAAATAAACTTGACTTCCTTGAAGGGAATATTGTAAAGTATGTTTCTCGGCATAGAAATAAAAACGGTGCTGAGGACATAAAAAAAATTATACATTATGCAGAATTAATATTAGAATTAGAATATGGAGAAAATTAGATGGCATCATTATTAGGGGGAAATTATTTACCAACAGAATATCAGGCGTTTATACATATGTCTAGATACTCTCGGTGGCTAGAGAAAGAAGGAAGAAGAGAAAGTTGGGGGGAAACAGTAGATAGACTTATATCTTTCTTTCGCCAAAACGTAGAAGGAATAGATGAAAAGTCTTGGGAGGACATGGAGGAAGCTGTACTGTCATTATCAGTTATGCCTTCTATGAGAGCGTTGATGACCGCAGGTAAAGCTTTAGAGAGAGAAAACATTGCTGGCTATAACTGTTCGTATATACCGATAGATAGCCCAAGGGCTTTTGATGAAGTCCTGTACATACTGATGAATGGTACAGGAGTAGGGTTCTCTGTAGAGAGACAGTATGTTGATAAGTTGCCTACTGTGCCAGATGTAGAGTTTGAACATACAGAGGATGTGGTGTCTGTTGTAGATTCTAAAGAAGGTTGGGCAAAGGGGTTTAGAGATTTAGTATCTTATCTGTATACAGGAAGAGTTCCTAAAATTAATGTGTCAAAGATACGACCTGCAGGTACAAGACTTAAAACATTTGGTGGTAGAGCCAGTGGTCCACAGCCGTTGGTAGACCTATTTGACTTTACTGTAGAGAAATTTAAAGGTGCCAGAGGTAGAAAACTCTCCTCTATGGAGTGCCATGATATAGTTTGTAAGACAGGAGAGGTAGTAGTAGTGGGTGGTGTACGTAGATCAGCCCTCATTTCTTTGTCAAACTTATCCGACCAACGAGTGCGTGCGGCTAAGTCTGGTGCTTGGTGGGAAACAAATCCAGAGAGAGCACTGGCTAATAACTCTGTTGCTTATACAGAGAAACCAGACGCAGGTATCTTTATGAAAGAATGGCTATCTTTGTACGAGAGTAAATCTGGTGAGAGGGGTATCTTTAGCAGAGCTTCTGCACAGGCAAAGGCTGCTGAGAATGGTAGACGGGATGCCAGTTGGGATTTTGGTACTAATCCATGTAGTGAAATTATACTACGGCCTAATCAATTTTGTAATCTTACAGAGGTGGTGGTACGTGCCGGTGATACGGTAGCTACTCTCAGTAAGAAAATACAGATTGCTACATTGTTAGGAACTATACAATCTACCTTTACTAACTTTGGCTACCTAAGAAAAAGATGGCAAGACAATACAGAAGAAGAGAGATTACTCGGTGTATCTCTTACAGGTATCATGGATAGCACATTGTTAAATGGCAAAGAAGGTGGGTTAGAAAAGAGACTAGAAACTTTGAGGGGTGTTGCTGTAGAGGCTAATAAGTATTGGGCAGATAAGTTTGGTATAAACCAAAGTACGGCTATTACTTGTGTCAAACCTTCTGGTACGGTTAGTCAATTGGTAGACAGTGCCAGCGGTATACATGCAAGACACAACCCTTATTATATAAGAACAGTACGGGGAGATAATAAAGATCCCCTCACTGAATTTTTAATTAACTCTGGTATACCTAGTGAGCCAGATGTTATGAAACCAGAACATACTACAGTATTCTCCTTTCCGATGAAAGCACCTATAGGTTCTGTTTGTAGAAACGATATGTCTGCAATAGAACAGCTTGAGTTATGGAAGATTTATGCAAAACACTGGTGTGAGCATAAGCCTTCTGTTACCATTTCGGTAAAGGAAAATGAGTGGGTACCTGTTGGTGCGTGGTGTTGGGAAAATTTTGAATACCTTAGTGGTGTCTCCTTTCTCCCCTTTTCCGATCACACGTATCAGCAGGCTCCCTATCAAGATATAGATGAGAAAGAATACAAGAAACTTGTAAAAAAAATGCCAGCAACTTTAGACTGGCGTAAATTACAGGACTTTGAAAAAGAAGATAACACAAAGGGGTCACAGGAATTAGCCTGTACTGCCGGAGTGTGTGAGTTAGTAGATATATAGTGAAGTGTGCTAAACCTATAATAGCTCTAGAGGATGCTGGGTTAATAAGAAAAGTTATAGCTTATTACATAAAGTATGCATCGCCCCCAGATAAAGAAGTAGAAGAAAAACTTCTAAATCTATTTCACAGATTAGGAAGATTGGAAAAGTAAGATGGCGGAAGCAAGTCTGTTTGAACTATCTGTAAAGGTAAACTCAGACGGCAAAATTATTACACAAGTAAATTACATAGAAAAAGAAACTTTGATTACTGCCCTAGATGGGTGGAAGAAAGATTACCCTAACACCCATGTACTAGGAGCCGTAGTAGAGCACTTGAAAAAGATAGGCTCTTCTGTAGAGGAAGATGTAGCTAAACTTTGTAGGTCTTA